GCACCACATTTGCATATACGCCTCCCCCTCCGCCCTCTGCAATTTCTTCCGTCCATGCTGTTGTCGGTATGACAATATCCCTCTGTACCATAGATTCAGCAATCATTTTTTCTACTACTGTTTTTGTAACAATCGTATCTGAATCTATTGTTGCTGTAACAGTATCCACATCTCCAACTGCTGCAATGATTTCAAATGTTGCCAATTTGCCAACAACAGAACTGGAAGGTCTTATCCATTCTGGACCATTTTCAAGCATAAGATAAGTATAAGGAATTTCCCCTTCATCTGGGTCTTGTGCATAAAGCAGTATTCCTGTAACAAAAAATCCCTTTTCAACATCTGAACTATTAATTTGTACTGTAACTTGACACTCTCCATTCACTGGATTTGTTACAGCAGCAATTTTTGCTTCCATAACATAATCTGCTGGCTGTGTCATTGTTTTAGGATTTTTTCCCTCTGGAATCGTTCCTTTTCCTACTGCTGCTCTTGTATAATTCATTTTACACTTGCCAGCTAACACTTTTGCTATCAGTGCAACACCTTTTGAACAACTATAGCTGCCATCTTCAAACATTATCATTTCCCCCTATTCTATTAATTTTGATTTAATATATGTAGTATAGTAAACCCCTCCTACAGTCTGTGATTGTCTTTTAGAAATATGTTTTATATTTGCAAGCTTTATAGATTGATTAGAAAATAAAACTCCCTTTTGGGCAATCGGCAGCAACATTTTATTTTTAATATACTGATTAACTGGAGCATAACAATAATTTGTTCCAATCGCACCACCATAATATACATTTAATTGTTGTTTAAATTCTCGTTTACTATGTACACTCATTCCAAATGCAATATGAGCAGGAATCCTACGCAATAAAGTTTCATATAAATTGATTTCATCAAATAAAACACCATCTATGAGTATGGATAATATTCCTTTTTTAAAATCAATCGCAACATTATTTTGCGTATAATTTGCTATAATCTCTCTTATTTCTGGTTCTCCAATATGTCCATGTCCGCATAATATTGCAATAATAACAGCTTTTCTTTGTTCTAGTGAAAGTTTTTGTCTATAGGTAATATCAAGAATATCTTCTTCCCATATTTTGATTGTTTTTTCATCTGCCGTAAGTATAAAATGATTCAAAAATACCCTTTCGATATTTTCTTCCAAACTATCCGCAATTTTTCCATGTGATTTGAGAATCTCTACCATTTCAAAAACTTCTCTATAATATCTTGGATAATAACGAATCAATTCTTCATAGTTATTTTTAAAATATTTGTGATAAAACTTCATTCCATTATCACCTCTTTTAATATAGGAACATCATCTTCTTTTACAACAATATTATGAACACCACCATTTAAGCGAATATTAGTATAATCCACTAAATTTTTTACATTACTTAATATTGCGCCAATAGCAGAAATTCTCACAACAATATTTTCTGAATCTTTTGCAGTCAATATCATATTTGTAATATATTCTTCTATTGTTTTTTCTGCCTGTTGTTTTACATCTTCTGCAACCGTTTCACTTGTTAATTCTGATTCAAACGAAATTGTAATTTCAATAGGATTTGCAGCAACTGCCGTAAAATGCGCTCCAATATTTGCTACACCATTTCCAAGTCCATCTCCTACAATGTATGTTTTTCCATTTACTATGGCAGTCATTCCCTTATTTGCAGGGTCAATATAATTCTGCACCTCTGCAACTTTTGACTCTCCGCAAGGTTTTCCAGTTGTATCAATTAGCACTGCTTTCACTGTATTTTCCCCGTTCCATAATGGAAATATCTTTGCTCTACCTACACCATCAATACTTTCACACCATGTTTTATAATGCTGTCTATTTCCGTTTTCTGCTGGTCCAGAAATTTTTTCAATAACACGATTACGAAGGCTCTCATCATCTTCACTGTCAGAGCCTCTTTCGTAAATTTCACCAAATGTAGCTGATATTAAACCTTCTATCGTATTGACAGGAACGGCTGGTGTACCTGCATAAATATCATTTCCATTTTTTCCTGCTTTTTCTGCTTCAAAATAATAACCTCCTTTATCATTTAATTGAAAAACAAAATAAAAACCATCATAATAAAAGCGTTCTCCAATTTTTGGAGTAACGCCTTCAAATGTTGCATAATATTTTGCTTTTGTTGCTTCTAATCTTTTGACTGCATATTCGCTTGCTCTTGTATCTAAAGCCTCCCCTGTTGCGGTTTTTACTGTTGTCATTTCCACAATACTATCTAAATCTGTATACAATTTTGCAACTTTTAATAATATACCTGAAATGGCATCATAAAATATACTTCCCTGTCTTGTATCAATACCTTTTGGCGCATTGTTCAGAACATCTTCTAAAAGTCGCTCATAGGTATTATCTTCAAACATTTATATCATCACCTGCATTTCTGTTTCTCCAAAAATCGTATCTGCTTTCAAAAAAATACACGCAATATCTTCATTCCATGTCATTTTAAAATCATAAAGAGATAATATTCGTGTATCTGGTAAAAGTGCATCTTTTATAAATCCTTCTATTGCAGCTTCCATATAATTTTTTGTTGCACTTTTTGTAATAATAGCATCTTCTATTTCACTTCCATATTGATTGTCGTATATCAGACATTTAAAACGAGGTGTAATGATTGCTTTTCTAATTGCTTGGTTTACTGCTTCTATACCGTCTATTTTCCCTACAATTCTACCATTATCTATATCAAGACGATATGTACATGATGGTTTTTCTGTTGCTTCACTTACTGTTTCAATAGGAATTGGAATAAACACACTCATAACATCACCCTATCCAATACATAATATTGTTTACCATGATTAAATGAAAGAATATGAACTTTTTCTCCAACTTTTAAAGCATTGTATACTGTTATTTCCATATCATAAATATGGAATGTATCTAAAGAATGAGTGTGTGTTGTTGCCCTTGTCTGCCCATGTACACCACTATGAGAGTGGCTGCCATCTGTTTTAGTATGACTGTCAACAATACCATCTTTTTGTACAATATCAATGTGGGTTTTGTAATCTGTAAGATGTCTTGGAACATAAGTAATGTTTGGTCCAATAATCAATTTTTCATCATTTATCATTTGTATTTTGATGGGATTTTCAGAAATTACCATACCCTGTAATACTTCTACAGTATTTCCTTTATTCATTTCCTGAAATAGTTGCTTTACACTTGTTTTTTCTGTTTCACTTGTCATGCTACACCTCCTGTTTTTTGCATAAAAAAAGCATCTGCTTTGAAAACAGATACTTTACAAAATTTATTTCAAATGATATACTTTATTTAATAAAGTAGGTGACCGTCACCCTCCGCACAAGGGCGTTAGGGGTCAGCCTCTTTTAGTTAGTTATTTATAATCTAAAATAACTGCCTTGTGGGCATATAGGGCAGTTATTTTTTTGACTTAAAGTCAAGGATTAAAACGACTAGCGTAGCAAACGCTATACAAAGATACAAAGCTTCGTATGTAGTCATCATAATCATCACCTCCTTCCAATATGGAGGGAGGCTGACTGCCCATCACGGTCACCTTATTTTTATTTTAGCATATTCTTTTTTTATTTTCAACAAATTACACTATACTGTTTTCCGACAAATTAATCTAATGTTTTTTAATAAATTACTCTAATATTTTGTGTATTACAAATTACTCTAATATTTTGTGTATTTTCTTGTATTTTTTTACCGATATATTTTGTATTTTTTTGCATTTTTAGCTAATTATTCTAGTATTTTACATTTTTTGAAAACTGCCCTCGTCTACCCAACCATATACTTTTGTAGCATTATCTATATGAATTAAATGATATGGATGTTTTGCGCCATTTGCAATCAATGTAATTTTTGCTGTACCTGCTTCACATTTTGCACCAACTGGCTTATCTGCTGTACTACTCACATAATGATAACCGCCTTGAAATTGTACAATATCTCCTATGTTATAATTATTATTATCATTTTGTTGTTTTGAAACATCATTTGCATAATTTAGTTTTAATGACATGGTGTGCATATTATCTTTAAAAGTGTGGGTATCCTCATCAACATAAAATGTACGATATAATTCTAATTCTGGAATAATAATATACACTCCTATACCAGAAGTGACTTCTGGTATGCCTAATGCTTCTATTGTTAGTGTTTTTTCTGGTGTACTTTTTTCATGAAACAGGCTACTTATTTTGTCATTTATCTGTGCTGTTGTTAGGCTTTCATCTGGTTTATCGATTTCCTGAAAAATGCCTATTTTACTTTCTAATTCTGTATTACTTTTTTCCGCAATGCTTGTACCTTCTTTTGATACCATTTTGACACGTGTTTTTATATCCTCTATACTTTTTGTATAAGAATAGCTTTTCATGTTTTGTTCTGTTTCAATAACCCATTGCAATATATTTTCACGTCTTGTGATTAAATTCAGTTTTCCATTTTTGCTAATGACATAATGTCTAATGCCTGTTGCATCAAAATCAAGACTTAAAGCGTCCGCAATGGTGTCAAATGCAGTTGTTTTGCTTTTTGTTAATTCTGGTATTTTATAAGTACATTCTGATACTTCTCCCATAGGAATATGAAAGCGATTGCAACAATCTCGAAATATATCACTTGCTGTTTTATTTTCATAAGTAAAAGTATCCTTATTATTTGCTAGATAGATACCATTGTCATAAGCAGTAAATGTCATTTTCTTATTGTTATTTTGTACTTGTGTCATAATAATGCCTCTAAAAAGTTCTATATCATTATAATAAAACAAACATTGATGTCCCTGTTCCACATCAATATTACTTCTAGCGTGTTGGTATCCGTCATCATCAATCAGTGTTACATTTAATGTTCTACAGGAAGAACCTTTTCTGCCTTTCCATTGTATCTGTTCCACCAGTTCTGTTATATCATAATATTGTTTATTTTTTATAAGTATCAAATGCATTGCTACACCACCCTTATGGTAAAGTCAAAACCTGTCCAGCATAAATCAAATTAGGATTCCCACCAATCGATTCTTTATTTGCTTCATATATTTTTTTGTATTCTGAACCATTATTATAATATTTTTTTGCAATATTCCATAAACAGTCTCCGCTTTTCACAGTATATGTTTTAGGCTTTACAGTATTATCTATTCTTCTTTTTCCTTTTTCTACTTGAGCATTTTTATTTAGTATATCTACATTTACTTGCCGTATTGTGATTTCTCTATATTCTTTTAGTGTTATACTATACTGATAAGTACCAACATCACCGCCTTCTTCTGAATAACTAAAATCTTCTATTGTTACATAAATATCTACTCCACAAGCTGTTACAATAAAATGAATGGGTGTTTTGCTTGCCTTCCATTCATTGATTTTTTGTATCAATGTAAGCGGTTTTGTAATATTGCTGACTTGTATTCCTGGAAATTTTGTTGCTGGAAAAAAGCTAGAAAAACGAAATTGTAAAGCAGCACGACTTTGCATAATTGTGATTTCTCCTAAACTTACAATATCAATACTGTCATTTTTACTTCCATTTTTTATTTCAAAAGAGGAAGGCAATACAGGTAGTTGTATTTTTTCTTTTTCTGCATTGTATGTTAACCACATTTCATATTTAATAATCATATGATAGTTCTCCTTCCTCATAAATTTCATTTTGTATGATATTCATTAAAGCTGGCTTGATATATTCATAAAGTATTTCAATCACTGTTTCTTTACTAACACCTTTGTTCCCACCAACTTCAATATTTCCTTTTCCTGCTATTTCTAGTACAATATGTTTTTGTTGTTCTATAGGAGTTTTTACAAATTGATTTTCTGTATTTTGATTACTATTAGAAAATACTTGTAATGGTTTCGGTTCACAATTTAAAGCATTGATTAACTTGTCCGTTTCACTCGTAGGAAATACAGTACTACCTTGCTGTCCAATAATAAGTTCTGGACCATTTTCGCCTGCTATAAAATAATCTGTACTGTTTGTTGTTCCACTAGCATATGTCGCTGCTTTTCTTGCTATCAATTCTGGTCCTTTTTCACCTGCTATAAATACGCTTTCTGCATTTGTTGTACCATTTGCATGTCCCGGAACAGTGCCACTTGTATTAACACCAATATTGATACTTGGTGTTACACTTGCCAATGTTGCTGCTACTGCATTTGCTACAGATTGTGCTGCTGCAACTGCACCGCCTTCTCCATTTTTGATGCCATTGATATAGGCATTGATTGTTTCATCAGCAGACGCTTTCGCACCATCAGCTATATTCATATTTTCTACTGTTTCATGCATTTTTTGTTCTATTGCGTCCATTTCAGAACTAAAATTTGTCTGCCAGTCTGCTGTAGCTGCTGCCGCTTCTTGCTGTTTTGATTGCACTTCTCCCATTGTATTGATTATTTTTGAAATGACCTCTGTATTTCCACTTTCTATCGCTTCCGCTAAACTTGCTGCAAGCCCAGCCGCCTCTGCACTACCATCTTGCACATAAGACATCAAAAGATTATAATTTTCTTCTGTAACGTCTAAACTTTCATAAGAAGTAGTTTTTAATGTTTCTATATTAGATAAGTAACTATCCCAATAACTTAACTGACTGTCAAGTGCAGCTTGTACATTGCTAACAGTTGCATCTGTATCTGCTTCTGCTTTATCAAATAAACCAAATTGTCCTTCAAAGCTTTTCATTGCTGCTAAATATGCTTCATCATAAGCTGTGCAAAGAGCCTCAACCTCGGCTCTAACACTTTCATAAGCAACTGCTGCCCCCTGTTCTGCATTCACAACACCATTTAATGCTTGCTCTGCTGCTTGTGATGCACTTTCCCAGTAATATTCAATTTCAGATATTACAGCATTATTTTCTTTTTGCGCTGTTGTTAATTTGTCTAATTCTGCTTGATACGTTTTGAGGTCATCTGTTTCTCCAAATGTAGTAAGACGTTCCCAACCACTCATATTGTGAATGCGCTCTTGCTCCAGCCTTATATTTTCATTTGCTTTTGCAATTTCGTTTTCCAATTCAACTTGTTTTTGCAATGCTTCAATATAAGTTTCTTCTGCTTGTTGTTGTCGCTGCTTTTCAGCTTCTTGTTTACAAGCAAGTTTCATTGCCGTAACATAATCTTCTGTACTAATGGTTGCTTCGTCTAATTGTTTTGCTAAATCTGGATAAGTTTGTGATAATTTATTGCTAACAGTATCTAATTCTTTTTGTTGTGCTACTGTCAACTCTGTCTGTGTAGACAAGTCTTTGTATTTTTGAATGAGTGCCATTGCACCAACTTCTTGCGAATTGATTTTTGACATTCCTTCATCATAGCTATTTCCAATTTCTTCTACACTTTGACAAAGAGCATCAACTTCTGCTGAAAATTGCTCTACTGTTTGTCTGTTTTCTTCAAATGACGCTGATAAATCATCTAATTGATATTTTAACGTTAATGCTTCATCAGACAATTCTCCATGTTTCTCACAGGCTTTTTCATATTGCTCATTTAAGTTTTGTATTTCATAATATTGCTCTCGTGTTGTTGCTGTCATACCTGCGGTTTCATCTTCTGCTTTTTCCCACATTGAACAAAGTGCTACTACACCTGATACAAGTGCAGTAATACCTACGACTAACCAACCAACAGGACCAAGTGCTAAATTCAGTGTAGTCGCAAATTCAATAATTGCTGGAATAACAGAAAGCTGTGTTATTGTGGCAAAGCCTAATAGTCCGGTTGCTGCTACACCTGCTGCTACTACAACAGCAGAAATTGCTTTTACTACAGTAGGGTGTTGTTGAGCAAAACTTGACATAACATTTAAAATTTTTGTTCCACCTTGATATAATTTTTCTATCATGGGGTTGATATTTTGTCCTACTGCTATTTTTAAATTGTTTGCTGCATTTGCCATTTCTTCTTGTGCGTGTGCTGTAGTATCTGTCATAGCTTCATATGCTGCGTCGGTTGCTCCAATAGAATTTTGCATAGCTGTAAGAGTACTATTAAATTGTTCTGCTCCTGCATTATAAAGAGATAATGCACCAATACCAGCTTCTGAACTACTCCATAACTCATTAAATGCACCAGCATCACCATTTACACTTGCCCCAAGTTCTGCCATAACATCACCAAGAGAATAACCTTGTTGCATAAGCTGAGCAAAAGAACTACCTGTTCTTGCAATTAAAATTTCTGTAACATCACTTCCACTATCTCCTAATTCATTCAGCATAGCCTTTAAATAAGTACCTGCTTCTGCTGTTGCAATACCGCCTTTTGTTAATTCTGCATAAGCTGCAGAAAGATTATCCATTTCAACACCATAAGCAGACGCAAGAGGAATCACTTTACCAACAGACGCTGCAAGTTCATCAACTGTTGTTTTCTTTCTTCATTGTCCAGACTCTTTATTCTGGAACTATGTTTTCACATAGAGTTGGACTATCTCTTACCCCTCGTCTATCATACGTTAGGGGTGCGGATTTCGTGGACATTTCTGCATATAGAAACTGCTGATAAATAATCACAGTTTTACTTAGCTTACTTTATCTAGTCTCTAAACCTTTAATAACTTTCATTATTAAGTGGTAATTGATTAGCATAGACCAATTATTGAGTAGTCATTAGCCTTCCAATTTTAACCCGCTTTTCACCTATCCATCTTCTGAATAGGGGAGCAAAACATTTACCCAAATTTTGCGTCTGTATAAGCATATCCGAAATATTACTTGCTTTACCTGCTTCCAAGCCATAAGCATTTAATGCTGTGGTCAATACATCTACTGCTGTTGCAGAACTAGTAAAACCACCTGTTGCTAATTTGGAAGCGGTTGCTGTAAATTCTACTGCGTCAGCAGTATTGACACTAGCTGAAAGTGCAGAATAGGTAGCTTCTTCTAAGTCTGCGGCAAAAATACCTGTATCTCTTGACAGATTCATAATATCAGATGACATTTGAGAAAGAGATACTTGTGTTGTATCTGCAATAGTAGATATTTTTTTAGAGCCTGTTTCAAATTCTGCGGCGGCGGCAGAAGCTTCCATAAAAGCGTCTTTTATTTCACTAATCAATTTTGCAATACCAGCTGCTGCTAATGCTTTTTCTAATTCTTCTATGGCATTAGCTCCTCTTTGACTGCCGTTTTCAGCTTCATCCGCTGCCCTTCGAGTTGCCTCACTCAATTCATTTGTAGCGTCAGCAGCTCGTCTATTTGCATTGTCAAGTTCTTCTGAAGTTTGACTTACTCGCTCTGCTGCTTGTCTAAGTTCTTCAATATTGTTTGTACCTGAAGCAATGATTCTGTCATATTCTGTCATAGCTTCTTCTGCAGATTGTTGTGCTAATGTTAATTCATTTATAGCTTCTTCTGCCTCTTGACTTGCTCTTGTAAGATTTTCTCTTGCTTCTGTAGAAACCCTATTATTATCTGCTAATTGTTCTGATATTTGTGACGCTTCTTGCATTGCTTGCGACAATTTTTGTTCATTGTCGTTCGCTTTTTCTATTTCTGAGCTTAATTCCCCAGCAGCAAGTCCACAGCGTCGCATCACTTCTTCTAATGCTGCAATATTTTCACTTGCAGAAGTGCCTGCTTCTCCTAGCTGTTCTGTATTTCTTATAGTTTCATCTAAATTATCGCCATAATGATTGAAAGAATCTGATAAAGAATCTGTTTGCGTTGTAATATCCTGCATACTATCTCCATAACGATTGATACTATCTAACAATGCATCAGTAGAGGAAGTAGCATTATTTGTTGTATTCTGTAAAGAATTGATAGATGTTGCAACACCATCTATACTAGACGCTGCTGCAACTGACCCTTGAGAAACAGTATCAAATACTGCACTTGCTGCTTCTCCTGCTCTTTCAAACTGCTCTGTCATAGATAACCCAGCTTGCGCAATACTTGCTATAGTACTACTCATATTATCTAAGATACCAAATGTCGCCGTTAAATTCGCTATATCTCTCCCCCCTCTGCTAAAGACATAGAAAAAGGGTCTTGCATTTGCAAAACCCTTAATATTTTAAGTTTTATTCTTCAAAATAATTATATGTTATTTCATCATTATATACAGTTATCAACAATGATTTATCTATTTCATCAAGAAGTTGAAAAGTAAATTTCATATTTTTATCTGCTAATGCTACCATATTATAAATACCTTTTGCAGTATCTGGTACAGAATTGATTATATTGTTTAAATCTTCAGAAGACATATCTAGTAACTCTTTTTTTGAAAATCCTGCACTTGCTTTAAGTGTGTACATATTATCATTAGCGTCATACAAAACTTCTGCATATGTAAATTTAGCCAAATTATATGCTATAGATTCAAGCATTGCAGATATTTTTTCATGTACTTCTGAATTATATATGTCAAATATATAAGAGTCACCATCACATATAAGTAAGGCAACATTTTCAACAGTACATATAATTCTATAGTTAGAACTTTCATCAGAAGATTTTGCTACTTTTGTTACCTTATTGGATAATTCTAAAAATGTAGATTTGTAATTGTCCCATTGATTATTTTTCCACATATCATCAAATGTAGTAGCTTTTTCTCCTAACGCCATTAAAACAGTATAAGTATTGGAGTTAGAATCAAAATAAACTGAAACATTTTCTACATTATTCATAGAAAATCCATTTTTTAAAACACTTGTAATAGTAGTATTTTCTTCAGTAGAAGTAGGTATAGTAGTATTTTCTTCAGTAAAGTTAGATTCATTAGAGTTAGACATTGTTGTTGCATTGTCACTATCTGTATTATTAGATATATCCTGTTTTTTAGAACATCCAGTGAACATAAACACAATTAATAAAAATGTTACACATAATTTTTTCATGATAATCTTTTCTATCCTTTCTTAAAATTATCTTTTTTCTAAACCTGCTTTTTCTGCAATATCATTTCTTGTTTCTAAAATTTTATCATAGGTTTCATTTGTGCTATCTAAACTATCATGAAATATATTTGTTGATAACATTGTGATAGAGCTACTAATTGAAAAATCAGTCGCTTTATGTTCATCATTTTGTTCCATATCATCAACATATGACATATCAGATTTAAGAGAACTTAATTGACTATCTGCTTCATCTTTACTTATTTTGTTATCTAAATAATTATCTGCAACTTCAATAGCACTTTTAGCTACTGATATTGCCTTTTCACTAGCTTTTGTATCACTACTACAAGCAGTTAATGATAATACAAATAACAAAATAATTAATAAAAAAACCCTTAATTTGCTAAAATACATAAAATTTAAGCACTTACTTTTTTTCATAATAAACCTCCCTATATATTCAAAATTGACATTAAATTATGACAATTATAACATATAGAGTAAAATTTTTCTACATACTTTTTTCATTCCGTGTCTATTTATATCTAAATATGTCATTTCTCACAGGATTTTTATTTTCTTCTAATTCTGAGGCAATATAAAGAAGCTGCAAACGTCTAGGCATATGATAAAATTCTTCCATACGCATATGATGTCTTTGCCACAAAACGCTTGCCCAATATGCTGTACTTCCTGCCTCACGAATTAGTTTTTTGCTGCTTCTAATTCTTCCTCATCATTTATTTCACTTGCCATTCCTAAAGCCTGCATAACAATACGAAGAACGTGTTGATATTCATTTGATTTTGAAAATACTTTTAAAGGCATATCTGTAATATCTACACATCCATAATAGTCCATAAGTTCTTTGCTTTTTAGATTTGGATACTGCAAAGCCTCTACAATCATATGTCTGACAGATTTTTCAGTATCCTTTTCTGTTTTCCATACTACTTCACCCATAGCAATCAGTGGATTGCCCTTTTTGTCTGTTGCCATACTCTTTCTACGATAGGCATCATTAATTTTATTGATTTGTTCCTGTGACAATACTTTAATTTCAAACTGTATTACTTTACCATTCTCATCTTTAAAGCTACTTGGACCAGGTGCAGTTACGATTTCTGTTTCTGTATTTCTCATAAAATATTTTAAATCTTTTTTATTTTCTGACATAATTATTCTCTCCTTTTATATTAAAACATCTTTTGCATTAAATGATATAGAATCCTCTACAACATCACCGCCACTATCAAGCATAGTAAGAGGTAAGTCACCTGTCAAAACACAGCCTACACAAGTTACAGTATTTGTACCATATTCCTTATAATAATCACTATTTTTATCTTCCATAATGCCCTGTATTTTCATTTCAGGTGTTTCATGACTTTCTTTGTATTCTATAATTTTCTCCTCCAACCATTTAGAAGAACGACGGCGTGTAATATTCCCTGTAATGGCATAACCTAACCAGCGACTACTTGGTGTTAATTCTCCAAGCTGTCTGCCAGTCCAAACATCAGGAGTAAATTTAATTTCACATTTTATGCTATCTGCAATTTCTACACCATCTAAATAAACATGTCCTTCTCTCAATGATATGGGTGCATGATTATATTCCATAAAACATTCCTCCTATACTAATTATCTTGTTGTAATGGTAAAATATAATTTTTCTGCACTGTCCACTGCTTGCAAACCGATATTAAAATAGGTTTCATCATCAGCACTTCTTTTTCTATCAACTAAAAAATCTTCATTATAGCGTACATTTGTAATTGCTCCCATATCTTCAAACTGCTTCAATATTGTTTTTCCAATACCTTCCATAATATCCCAACCATTGGAGTTATTATGAAATTTATTAGGTGGAAAATTAAGTTGTATGGTTTCCTGAAACGTATCAAATACACGTATAATACGATTTTTTCTATAACTTTTATCTTTTTTATCTCCAAATGCAGTAAGACTGTTAATATCATATTCCACAACAACCTCATTATTTTCATTAACAGAAAAAAACAGCTCCCCATTACGGATAGCTGCAATCGCTTCTTCATTACTTTTTGGTTTTACAACTGCTGTTGCTCCTGCATAGGGTACATAAGTAAGACTTTCCGTATTCGCTGCACCTGCTGTTGCTCCTGCTACCCATGCACATACTTCTTCCAGACTCAACGCATTATTATCAATAGAAACGCTATTCGTTACATTGATAACACCCTCATAATTCATATTACCGGCATTTGGTATAACTACTTGTATTCCTTTGCCCATATTTTCACGCATATATTTTACTTTTGTAAGCGCTGCCTGTTTGACATTTTCTGATTCTTCTCCATCAAATGGAAAACAAACCGTATTAAATTTTATAGATTCCCATGCATCTATAAAATCAGTAATATCTGTATTAGACACATTTTCATCTGTACCGCCAGTCAATGTTGTTCCTGCTGCTTCTCCAAGTATGCCTTCTCCTTTAAAAACAACATATGGATTATTTAATGCAATCAATTCTTCTACTGTATATAATCTTTCATATTCTATTACCTTATTTCCATCAACATGAATCAGAACATCATAACCACCTAATGGATTAGCGTCTATTGTTACTGTAAATGTATTTCCTCTGCTACCTCCATATTTTGCTGTTGCTGTTAATACATTTGTAGTTAAATTTTCATCATTTTTTTGTTGTATTGTCATTGTAATTTCAGATTGTGCCTTTTTTCCTTCTGTCAATATATAAACATATACAATAGTTGCTCTTTTCAATGCTTCTCTAATGAACAACATTTGTCTGTTATCGTCATCATCATAAATACTATATCCTAATCTAGCCACTTCTGCATCAGGGCTTGCATTTGTTAATTTTATAAACTGTTTTGCAGGACCATATGTAGCTTTTGAAAGTGGTATCATAACAGTACCTCTTTTACCTGTACTGATAATATTATTTTCTCTACCGCTTTCAAAATTGATATAAGTACCTGGACGTACTTTTCCTACTAATTTATCAAATCGTCCTCCAGCCATATTATTTCACCCCTTTCTTTTTCCATGCTTCAATATGGGTTTTCATTTCTGAAATGGTGTATTTTCCTGTCATGTTGTATGTTGCACCAAAAAATGTACTCTCAGAAACACCAAATAATTTACGACAGTTTTGTTTTAATTTTTCTAATGTAAATTTTTGTTCTGTTTCAGATTTTTTGATTGTTTTATTTGCCATAATTTTATATTCCCTCCTTATTTTTCGGATTTTATAGACATATCAACATAAAATGCTTGTATTTTTTGTATTTCAGCCTTATTGTATGGTCTGCGACTTCTCCATGTAACGGTAAGCTGTGCTGTTCCGTTTTCTATGATTTCAACACTAGGGTCATTTACACGTACCCAATTATTCTCTATTATGTTGCCGTTTTCTGAAATCAGTGGTATCAAATTTTTTTGTTGCTTGATTGCTGTAAGTACCTTTTGAGCAATCGTATAGGCATGTTGTGCTGTTTTATGAAAGAAATGGATATACCAACTAAAATCTATATAATATGTTAAAAATGTTTCTCCTCCTGTTATCATTTCTGGTGTAGTAAAATAAACAGCAGGAATCATAAAATTTTGAGGAACATTCCAGTAATAAGTATAGGGATTTCCTGCATTTTCTGTTACAAATTTGATAATACTTGCTGTTTCTTGTTCTATCATATTTGTTCCCCCTATACAGTAAAATAGTTATCAATCCATTGCTGTAATTTTCTTTCTGTACTTTCTTTAAAAATTGTTTCATAAATACGTAAAGCACTTTCAAAATAGTGTTTTCCTTCTATCCACTTTTGTTTTAATACCATACCACTTTCTGCATTTTTATCATAAATAAAGCGGTCACCTTCCCAATATCCTGGTACAAATCGTTGTGCTGTTCCTTGGGGATTTGTCCAATGTCCTTTTTCTACATAGTTAGCATAGTTTACATTTGTACCAACTTCTAATGTCAATCCATCATCTAACATTCTCCAAACATTTCCACTATCATCTTTTGTAAAACTATCTAGTAATAAACGACTATCTATCACTTTCCGATTTTTAATTTCGTCTTGTACTACTCTCAAAAAATCGAATCCAATCGCTTCCAACCACACTGTAAAATCTTCCTTAAATTTCCCTCTTGCTACATTTTCCATTTGCTGAAAAAACTGTTTTAATTCGCTCATATCAAAATTTATAGTAGACATTATAGCATTTTCTCCTCTCCTACTTTTTTGATATACACAAAAATATGATGATTTCTAATATAAACTGGCTGTTCTGCTGTATATTCTAATCCTGTCATGCAGTCTATTATTTTGTCATTGATACGAATATCTGCTTCAATAGGTAATGTCAATTTTATTTTAGATTGCATGATATTAACTGGCTCTGTTTGTGTGATATTCATATTTTGAGAATTGACTCCAAAATGGCACTTTTGACTACTAATATCTGGTTCTTCAGAATAATAAAAAGAAGGTGATGTAGCCAACCCATAACCAATAGAAACATCTTTTCTCTGTATATGATAAATATCACAAGTATGATTTAATAATTTTTCTAAACTCACAGTATCACCTATAACTTTCTCATACGAAACAATATTCCATTTGTAGGTTTTGTTACAACATAATCATCTAACAATGCTGCAATATCTAAATTATCAATATTGATTTGATTTTTTTCAGTGGTATAACTATAATCGTCAAATGTTTCTGATTTCATTTCATTGCTTAACACTACAGCATTATAAGCATATGCTTCCGATAGAATTAATACTGCTGTTTTAATTTCTGGCGGTATTTGTTTCATATCTTCAAAACGATTATGTGTATATGTCATAATATATTGTTCTGCTCTTGCAATATCTACTGCAAGTCGTGTATCATTACGCTGTTGTACTGCTTGTATTTCAGAATACTCTCTTACTTCCTGCGGTGTTATCCATGGACTTTGTATCATAACTATTTCCTCACTGAAATTCTTGATAATCTACTTCATTGCTATTATTATCAAATGCTGTAATTGCTTCAATATAATCTGCCTTTTTATTCAATGTTGTTATATCAATCCCTTTTTCTTCTGCAATACTTTTTAAATCCTCTATTTTCATTTTTTCAAGTTGTTCTTTACTGATAGGTAATACTGTTGTATTTTCTTCTTGATTCTCCACCAGTTCAAAATATCCAGTATCAAGTGCCTGCTTTGCTATTTCTTCATCCTCTATAAATACATCTGGTTGTTTTTTTGTTGCAGTGACAATACCACAATAAGAAAGTGCTTTTTTTAATTTCAAATGATACTTCATAATAATTCCCCCCTTATTTCAAACCTTTTATGATTGCAGTTGCGTCTAATTCTTCAATAATAGGGTCATAATCCAAATGCGCAACATAAAAACGCTTGTCTTTCATAATAGCCTCTTTACCTTCCAGCGTTTTACGGATTTTCATATCATAAGTGTTTATTACAATTAAATTTTTAGGGTCAGTTAATAATATGGTAGCGTCATCAAGAGCAGGGCATTCTATTGCTGGAATACGAGCAGGTGCTGTGTAAATACTTTCTGGTACTGCACCACCTGCACCAATCACTTTATTCAATAAAAATAACTCCCATTCTTGTGACCTTCTAGGGGACATCAACCAGCGGAGTTTACCATTATTATATTTATTCGGAATCTGTGCTAATGCTTTATAAAATAAATCAAGACTCATGCTTGTTTCGCTGGAAGCGTCATAAACATGACCACCATTTGAAATTTGTTTTATCCAGCCATCATTGATTTTTAAAAAATCATAATCTTGATTACTACTATCTGTATCTTCGTCGCCATTCAAATATAAATCTTCTAAATCCACACCTAATTGTGTTGTCATTAAATTTGTCACAACTTCTTCAAAATGCTGTCCTTCAATATTCTCTCTCAATGTTTCCTCTGTAATTTCCCAGGGCAAACGTACTGCTGTTGTGCTATATTCAATTTGACTCGTTTTGACTTCTCCTCTGTAATCATCATCCGTATTTTCTGTCTTTTTTCTTAAAATACGGCTTGCAATACCGATTTTATCAATCTCTCCTGTTTTTGCCGTTCTCATTTCTTTACGAATCAGTCCACCTAATTTTGTAGCTTCAAATGTCTGCTGTATAAATTTTCTTGCTTGTTCCGGATTCAGCAAACCAGAACTTAAACTTGTTGTTTGTATTGCTGCTTTGTTAATAATTGCATTGTTATCCATGTTGTTTTTCCTCCTTTTCCCAATTAAAGAATACCATGCATATAATGTTGTTTTTCTGCAGATTTTTGCAAACTGCCGTTGTCATTGAGATTGCTTGGTACACCTGCACTTTTCAATATAGGTTCTACTGCTTTTGTGACTGCCTTTGCAATAATTTCTTCTACTTGTTCCATACTAATATTTTGTTGCTGTTGTGGTTCTGTTGCTTTTTCCACTGCTTGCTGTACCATTTTTTCTATTTTTTGTTGTGTGATTTCTTCTTCTGTTTTATCTGGTTCTTTTGGTTTAGGCTGATTACTTTGCATTGCCTTTTTAACTGCTTCTGCTACCATTTGTTCTATTTCCTCTCGTGTCATTGTTTTTTCCTCCTCGTTTTGTTCGTTCATATCATCAAATTCTTTTAAAAACGCACCCATATTTTCATAAATACTTTTGAGTGTTTCTTTATTTTTGGTACTCATTTTTTTACCAGATTTTTCTACAACAGAAAGTCCAAATGCTTCTGCAAGCTGTTTGAATAGTCCTTTCTTTTCGTTTGTTTCTTTTTCTTGTTCTTGCTCCAAATTTTTGTCCTCCTTGCCGAACTCTCCAAAACCTCCCATACTGAACCCTGTAATTTCTCCTTTTTCAATTTTGTCCCAAATGGTATCATCTGCAATTTCAACTGTCATAAGCCATGTCCCTTTTTGTATTGTTTCATCATTGATATGAAAATCTGCTTTTGCTATCCAGCTTTCTACTACAGAAGCACCTTTCAAAGGCTCAAAATTATGTTGTAAATCAATTTTATTGCTGTTTTTTACAAAATAATAAGCTGCCTTTGTAATTTCTTCCTCTGTCATAAAATCACCTTGTGTATCCTCTTTTTTAGGCTCATACACAATACCTGTAACATAGTGATTCTTGCTATCTTTTTTAATAATTTTGCCATAACTTTTAAAATTCGCTTTGCTGTCCTTTGCTTTCGTCAATAAAAATTGTCGTTGATTTGCAGCAGAATCCACAAGAGAAACAAACTGTATTTTGGCATTGCTGATTTCTGTTGCTTTTGTAATTCCTTCTATTGTCCTCACTCCCTTTGCTTTTCTGCAATAAAAAAACACCTACCTATGTAAGTGCTTTATGAATTAAGTATCAAATTCTTTATGATAATTTTTAAGAAATCTATCTATTGCCTTATCCATCTTTTTGCTTGGAAATTTATCCATTAAATCATCATAAATAGACCACAAATTATTTAAGGTTTCTCTATCTGCATTATCCATAAATTCAATAATATCATCTTCATCTTCTCCCAATGCCTCAAGCCTTGGTTGCCATATATCCCTTTCATAATATGGATAGTTTGGATGAAGTTTTCTTTCATCTTCAACAGTTTTATAAAATTTAACTTTATCTACCATATCAATTATCGCTCCTTTCAGGTTGTTTACTTCCGTCTGGAAAAATAGTAGAAGGGTATCCATCTTCATCAATAAAAATTCCAACACGAACACCATTATATTCAGCAAATTTAGGCATTCCATTATCCTTAGAAGTATTTGCAACATAAGTTCCAGCTTTTAATACTTCATCATTATTCCAGCTTTTAGGAAACCATGCCTGTTCTGAATTTCCAATTCTCTTTTTTTCAGTTTTATGACCTTCCACGCCACCAATACGAACACCATTTTTATATGTTTTTTCTATTCTATAATTTATTTTTCTATGTACAAGTTCATCTATATTCGTCTGAGAATGTCCTCCACCTTTCATTTTTCCACCATTTTTATCACTAGCAGGTTTTTTTGGGTTTTTTAAATTTGTAAAATCACCTTTTGTAGAATGCTCTAATGTTTTATTTGATACTGTAATTATACCATCTTGTTTTAGTTCTGTCAGTGTTTTAAATTCTTTTTTTGTACCTTTTTCTGTAGTAACTGTTTTATAAAGTTTTTCAAGGTCTATGTCATTTTGTATGACTCCACTTTCAAATAACGCCCATCTTGCATCAGACTTAAAATATTTTTTTCTTTCTTCAACAGTTTTATTTTTCAGCCAATCGCATTTTACTGTATTTTCATCAATTCCAGCTTTTGCTTTTTCCCTTTCATTTGCCTCTCTTTCCCATTTATTGTCCATTTCCTGAACGGCTTTTCTTTGCAATTCCTGTCTTTCTTCCAATGACAACCCTAATATATCATCATCTACTACAGACTGTGACAAGCAATGGCAATTAATTCTTTCTTTTGCTGGCAAACAGGTATCCCCTGGATACATAGGATAATATGTATTCCCATCTGCACCTATCAAAGTATAAGGCTCTTGTTTTAGCACTTTTTGTCCATCTATATGGATATGGTTTTGTCTTGGCTGATTTCTGTAACCTCCTGTATGCTTCCACATTTTTTCTTTTACAGCAGGACTTTGCATAAATCCTTCTTGCTGTGCTGCCCTATGTGCTGTCAAAATTTCTGTTACTGCGACACGTCTTGCTTTATAATATTCATTACGTATACCACTTTCCATAATTTCTCGTGTGATAACTGGTATACCACTACCTTTTTCTAACCCTTTTTTTAAAATAGTTTCTATTTCCATGTGGCTGTTAAGCTGCATGATTTTTCCAAGTTCTTTACTCCAGCTATCTATCCATGAAAGCGTTTTTTTAGATACTTGTTTTAGCTGCAATTGTCTATCCGTTTGTTGAATATAGTAATTTACAAACTCTGGAACAAACTCTTTCAAATTTTCTACAAAAATAGCAGCAATTTTAAATTTTAACACGTCAGTAATTTTTACATTTTCCCATATTTCTTTTAAAAACGTTTCTATATCAACAGATTTTTCAATTTCCTTCAGTATGTAATCTCTTTGTTCAATCAATACTTCTGCTGTTTCATTTTCTATTTGCTGTATATATTCCAGTGTCCTTTTTGATTTGATATAGCCTTCTCTTTTTAAAATATCTGAAAGGTTGTCATTCGCTTTGATAATATAGTTTTCTATCGCTTTGATAAGGGATTGATACATATTATCCCCCCTTATCCATTTTCAGCAAAAGATTTCTAACTTCTTTCATTACAGCTACAACAGCATCATCATGATTTAACGTTGCTTTTTCAATCTGTTTTTGTAACTGATTGTCAAAACCTGTAGTTTGTGTTTTGCTGTATGCAAGCGGAATATTGCCCCATTCTTCTTTATAATCTTCCGAAACTTCTCCATATGCTTCATATACAATTTGTTTTGCCTTGTTTGGTGTCAAACCTCCTGCATTATTTGCTACAGTAAGTAATTTATATATATCATCTGGGTTACTAATATCTGGTTCTAAAAAATATGCTTCTACATATCGAAAACGATAGCCGTTTAACAGTCTATTGTTAATTGTCCATGCAAGGCTTTTTCTCTCTGGCTGAAACACTTGCTGTTCTGTAATAACTTGTGCCGTTTGTGCTGTTGCTCTGTTAAAATCCGTGGTATATGCAACATAAATATCTGGAAGCTGAAATGCTGATTGTACTTTTCTACGATTATTATCAATATAGTTCTGAAAAAGTTCATCTTTTTGCAGTATATTCGCAATCTCTTTGATTTCAATTTCTGGTTTTTCGCTCTGGTCAAAATCTGCACGTCCGTCAGTTGTTTCTGTTTCCAATATCATAAATGCGTGCTGTCCAGCTTCCCCCTTAATATCATTCATATATTGCTGTAATTTTTCAAAACTTTCATCTGTTAATGTACCGCCTTTTATCATAATCAAAAGAGGTGTATGTCTGCCATTTTCAAAATAATTATGATTCAGATTTTCTGCTTTTCTACTACCGTCTACACCTAAAACTTGTCCTATCCAGCGTACCTCTCCATAAGGTTCTGTTCCTATGGTAAATTCCATAATCTCATTCGCTTGATAAGTAATATCGAGTGTTTCGTTATTTTCAATATAACTACCATCTCGTCTATCCATAATGCGTGTATCACCAAATTCTTTAAAATAGACAGTATTACCTCCTATTTCCTGTTTATATTTGCAGTACTTTTTTTTACGTTTCCACTCTTTTCCATGATGATAATATGTTGTTGTAATATATGGTTCAAGAGGTTTTGTTTTTCGTATAGAAGGGGTATCTCTTATCAATTCAATCTGTACCACTTCTCCTGCTATATTTCGTATCACTTCAATATAAGCGATACCATATATTTCCCTTGCTTCTATGACATCTTCAAAAACTTCTTTGGTATTCTGTTCCATATTTAAAAGCTCTATGATTTCTGTTGCTTTGTTAAATTCTGCTATCATTTCAGGTGTTTCTTGTTTATCCTCAATATATCGAACACCAATGCCAAATCCTGCAATATTATTTTTATATGCTCTGATACATTGTGGTAATATCGCACTATTTTTGACTAAATTTCGCAAACCTATCATATTATTAGCAGGCATTATCCAATCTCCAGCATGATAAATTTGCTGTTCTGTAAGCTGTAAAGGAATGTCTGACTTTTGAATTTGTTGTTTTACTACTTTAAATTGCACATTCTTTTTTGTTTTAGACATTTTTTCTCACCTCTCTTTTTTTAGGCGGTTTTACTGGCAGACAAAGAAGTAATACACAATCCGCCTCGTCTGGAGAGGACCTTCCTCTTTTTTTCATATCTTTTTTACTTTCTATTCTAATTTTACTATTTTCTGTAATAAAATATTTTCTTCCACTTAACTGTGCTACCATATCATCATCATTTGGAAGGATTAACTCTATTGCTTTTTGATTTCCTTGTTCATCATAGGGCTGTAATAATTTTTTTACTACTGCCATCATATAAGTGGTACTATCATAATAATGTTTGTGTTTAATACGCTGTCCAAATTTTACGGGATAGATTTCTAACCACCAAAATCGCTCTGGCTGATTTCTTTTGATTTGCCTTAAACGGTCAACTACTCCTCCACCAACACCACCATCATCTATTTTTACGGGTATTGGCTGTGTGATATGATATTTTTGCACTAATTGTTCTCCTAGTAATATAATATCGTCTGCTGTTTTCATAGTATCTTGTCCTTGACGCTTTTTATAAAATATTACTTTCTCATCTATTTTGTAACCTATTACCGTTTTATCATCTCCAAATCTGGCAATATCAGCTCCAATATGTACAATATGTGGTTTTTGAGGTAGGCAACATTCTGTCATAATAGAACTTTCAATAAGTGAAAGAGGTATAAAAATGTCATCTTCTTGCAATGGAAAATCTCCAGCAACACGTACTCGAAATACATCACTATCCTCACCATACATATTAATAATTGTTTGAACGAAATCTTGAGATACTCTACTGCTTTTTCTGCCATCAATATGAAATGTCGCATAACTTGCTCTGTTTTTATTATGGCTATCATAAAAAAAACCAGATAATTGTGTAGGATTTCCACACATTAAAAGTTTTGCGCCAGATGTTGAAAGAGAACCAAGCACAGGTTCAAATATTTTATCATCTACACCGCTTGCTTCATCAATAATATATAACACATCATCCGCATGAAAACCTTGTAAAGCGTCTGGTTTGCTCGCTGTTCTTGCTACTGCAAACCATTCTTCTGAATATCCTTTCATATAAACCTTTTCTTTTGTCCATATCAATTCTTTTTGCAAAAGGGGATTGTTCCTTATCCATTTGCTCACTTCTGCCCAAAGAATATCAAATAGCTGATGCTGTGTCGGTGCTGTACATGGTATTTTAGGGAAGGGTCTTGTCATCATAAACCATATTACTACCCATGCTTCTACAGTACTTTTTCCTACACCGTGCCCGCTTCTTACAGTAGTCATTTGATTTTCTGCTACACTTTGTAATATTTTTGATTGTTCTTTGTCAGGTTTTGCTTTGATAATGTCTTGCACAAATGCAATAGGATGTTCTGCATAATAAAATATTGCTTCTTTATCAATCATTTTTTGTTTTCTTCCATTCTTTGTTTGTATGCTTCTATAATCATATCTGCCATTTCTGTACTGCTTCCTTCTGTCTGCTCTTGTTTCTGCGTTTCTTTATACTTTTTAAGCATTTCCAGGCACTTCATTTTTTGTTTTTTTGCTTTTTCGATTTCGTTGTTGTATTTGAGTATCAATTCATGTACTGCTACAGTGTTTGTTATTACTTTTTCTTCTGTGTAATCACTTGCCATATCTCTTTGTGTTCCATCTAATTTTGATTTTGATTTACTCACACCAGACACTACAAGCCCGCCTGCTTTTTGCTCCAACTCTTTTATTTTTTCCATAAACTTGAATATCTGCAAATCACAAAACTTTATCATTCTTTTACATTCTTCTATCTCATCAATTTCATGCTGTAAAAAAAATCCCTGTTGTTCTTCCGATAGAAATGTAAAAAGCATTTTCTCATAAATACCATGCTTGTAATTGTTTTTGTTACCCTTGGGAGCACCATGTCCTACAGCATTTTGATTATTCTTTTTTGCCCCTCTTTTATTTGCAACGTTGCAATCATTGTTATCATTTGTTTGCAACGTTGCATTACATTTTTGTTCCCATTTGTAGCGATTTTTCCAGGAGCGAACCGTACCCTCCGAAACATTGAATTGTTCTGCAATATCCTTTAAATTCAGCATTCCACCGCTTTCTACAAACAGCTTTTCTGCTTTCTCACAATCTGGATTTCTTGCTCTTGGCATTACATATCCACCACCTCATTTCCTTATTTGTTTGAATTTAAAAAAACAGTTTTCTATTGCAACGCAACAAAAAAGATACTCTTTCGAGTACCCTATTTTTTACTTTTTTCTATTGCTTTTTTCAAAATTTCTATATCAAATCCAAAATACAAATATCCTTCCATACAGGTATCAATATAATGCTGACTAGGTATTCCTTGTGGATTGTTCTTATGCATAATATAAACATATCCTTTTCGATTTTTAATTTTTCCTGTTTCTTTTACAGGCAATATCATTTCTGTTTTATCATAAAATATAGGAAAACCTTCATAGCAATCCAGTGCCTTTTCATCTTCTGTTGTAGTTTCCCATACAGCAACTGGAACACTTTCTCCCTTTTTCGGTTCAATAGTAAGATAATATCCTGTTTTACTTCCTTTAAAAAGCAGTTCATAATTCTGAATTTCAGATGTTCCTACAATTCGTGCTGATGGACATCTTTTTTTCATTTGATTCACATTCAAGTTACTACCATAAGCAATATAATATCTTTTATTCATTACGACACTATCCTTTCTAAAAAAGTATATTGTCGCCTCATATTGAGGCGACTTATTTTTATGCTGCTCTACCGTTTCTAAAAGCGGTATCTCCTTCAAGTCGTTTTGTTAAAAATTCTCTTGCTGTTTTAAATTCTTCTCCAATAAATCCTAGTCTTAGCAGCCATGTTCTCATGGCATATTTCGGATTTTCATTTTGCTGTGGTTTTGGACTTGCCGTTTTGAGTGTTTTTGCCATTTGGCTAAGTGCTAAACAAAATTGAATGTAACTTTTTAACTGCCCTGCATGAAGCCCGTTTTGTTTTCCATCTGCTGGTGCATCAAATTGAAAAAGTCTAAATTCAATCGTTCCTTTTGTAAATGTTGCATGGTAGTTTAGCATATGGTATCTACTGCTGTTATAGTGCTGTGTTCTATCGAAATCCGCATGATGGGAAGTATACCAAATATCAGCAAACTGTTCCATTGTTTGAGGTTTTATTTTGTTGACCTGTTTTAAAAATTCCGGATGAACCATTTTGCAGTATCTTTGTATTCTGCCCTCATCAATATTTAAAGCATCTGCTATCAGGCTTTCATGGCTTGCCATAATGTTTGTAAGATTTCTAAGTGTTTGTGCAGTATGTCCGTCTGCTCCTATGTGAATATGTATTCCGCAGCCTCTTGTTGCATCGCTTTTTGCTCCAGCTTTTCTTAATTTTCTAACCAATTCTTGAAGCATTTCTATATCTTTATAATGTAATATTGGTGTTACCATTTCACATTTTTCACTATCATTACCTGCAATACTAGCATCTTTTTGAAATTTCCACTCCCTACCCTCTGTATCCCAAGCTGTCCAAGTGCAGTAGCCATTTCTAGCTGCTGTATTTTCATAATGTCCTGTGCCAAAAAATTTTGCTGCAACACTCGCTGCTTTTTCTCTTGTAATATTGTTCATTTCTATTTCAACGCCTATTGTTTGTTTTTTCATTTCTGCAATCTGTATTTTTATTTTTTCGTTCATAATGTGTACCAACCTTTCATTTTTAATTTTTGGTTTTCTTCCTTTTGGTAGTACACATGTTACCGTTTATTTGAAGATATAGCAAGAAGTATACTACACAACAATATTACATATTTATTGTGTACATTTTTATGTATTTGCTATGTGATTAAATGGAATGGTTTCTCCATTTCGTATCACAAAAACATTTTCAGTATTACCAGACTGCTCTATGTATCTTTTTACAATCACATCACAATATTTTTCATCTAGTTCTATTGTGTAACAAATTCGCCCTGTCTGTTCACAAGCAATCAATGTTGTGCCACTTCCACCAAATGGGTCAAGTACAATACAGTTTGACATACTCGAATTTTTAATGATATAAGCAATTAAAGGAATTGGTTTCATAGTAGGATGTTCATCGCTTCTTTTTGGCTTGTCAAATTCCCATATAGTTGTCTGTTTTCTATCAGAATACCATTGATGTTTTCCTTTCCTTTTCCAACCAAATAAACAAGGTTCATGCTGCCATTGATAGGGACTTCTACCAAGCACAAAAGTTTGTTTTTTCCAAATACACGTGCCAGATAAATAAAAATCAGCATCTGCAAACGCTTTTCTAAAATTTAATCCTTCTGTATCTGCATGAAATACATAAATACTTGCATCATTCTCCATTACATTCTCCATATTGCGAAAAGCGTCTAACAAAAATTGATAAAACGTATCACTTTTCATATTATCATTTTTTATTTTTCCTGCATTTCCTTCATAATTGACATTATATGGAGGGTCTGTCACGACTAAATTTGCTTTTTTGTCATTCATAAGAAGTGTATATGTTTGCTGTTTTGTACTGTCACCACATATAAGACGATGATTTCCAAGTACCCATAAATCACCTTTTTTTGTTATGCTTGGCTTTGATAATACTTCCTCTATATCAAAGTTATCTTCTTGTATTTCTTCCTCTACACTATCAAAAATAGCAGCAATTTCTTGTTCTTCAAATCCTGTTAATTCTATGTTAAATGCTTCTGCCTGCAATGATTCAATTTCTATTCTTAAAAGTTCCTCGTCCCAGCCTGCATCCATAGCCATACGATTATCTGCAATAATATAAGCCTTTTTTTGTGCCGGAGTAAGATAATCTACAAAAACACAAGGAACTTCTTTGATATTTTCTAGTTTTGCCGCTTCTATTCTGCCGTGTCCTGCTATCACATTGTAATCATTATCTATAATCACAGGATTGATAAATCCGAATTCCCTTAAAGAAGAACGAAGCTTTGTAATCTGTTCTTTAGAATGTGTCCTAGCATTATTGATATAAGGTATTAGCTTTGAAATTTCTACAAGCTGCATATTTTTTGTTGTTTTTTCCATTTCTTTTCACCTATATTTACAATATTTTCAAAACAAAAAAGGATAACCACTCTAGCTATCCTTTTTTAAAACTCTATGCTATTATCATAACACATATTTTGATTAAAAATTCCCGACTTTTTCCCAAATCGTCCCGTTTTTTTCCCAAATCGTCCCGATTTTTTCCCAAATCGTCCCAGGTTTTTTATATTTCCTTATTGTAATGCATTAGTTTATACAAATCTGTATAAGTATCACAAAGTAATCTGCTGACACTTGATTTTGATAAATTCATAATATATGCTATCTGTAATACACCCTTTTTTGTTTGTATTTGTATTCTAATATTTTTTTGCTTTCCTCATTCAACAAATGTATGTAAAATTCAGTTTGTTTTCTTTCGTCCTCTAGCTTTTGTATATTTATTTTTAACTCCAATATATTTTGTTGCGTCTGCTCGTAATTACTGTCTAATCTTCTGTAAATTGCCTCAATATTGCTATCCATAGGGCTTTGTGGCAATCCTCCACTTTTCCCTCCGACACTATCATATCTTATCCCCCTCAAATCCGTACATAACGAAACAGGCAACAAGGGGCTGTTTCTGTCTTTTTCAATCTCCTGCAAACGTTTTGTCAATCTTTCTAACTCTTTTTGATTCCACACAATCACCTTTTCATTATAATAATATCGTTCTATTTTATTTTTGACCGCTTCCATTTCTTTTTTACTTATCAAAACTTCCGCCCCCTTGATTGTATTTATAAAACATGGTATACTATTTTTAGCTTACATTGGGACGGAAGTTGCTTTTTGAGAACAGAAGTCCCTTTATTACTTTTATCTCACCAACTCAAACCGATACTTCTGTTTTGTCCTTGGATACTTTTCCCTATCCACTTCAGACGCAAACATATCATAAGGTCTAGCATAAACCCTATTGTTGTATAACGCTTGATATATAACAAATAACTCTCCTATTTCAGTATGTTCTGCAATGGCAATAACTCTATACAACTTCCCTTTGAAATGCCTGTATATTTTTCCTATAAAAATCCTTCTTTTTGCTATTTTGTCTTTTTCTTTCATACTTCACCTGCTATCTTTCGATTATCTCGTAATTCTCTCCCGAATTCCTATCAAAATATCTGTTTTCCTTGTATTTTCTACATTTCTATCTTTCGATTATCTCGTGAAAATCATTTTTGTTTCTTTTTTATCTCACTAAACATTTTATCTTCATGAGAGAACCAATATTTTTCTTTTTGTGCTTTCAAATATTCATGTTTAAACCAGAATGATTGAACTAAAAAAATTACAGATATAACAATAGCAATGATACCAACAACTACATAGCTATAAAAAAGTATTTTTAAAAAAATTTCTTTCATCAATTCACTTCTTTTCTTCTCCTCTTGAACAATAATCTTCTCCACATACTATTTGATTGGAAAGTTGACAAATATATCCCTCAAATAATGTTTTTGTTTCGTCATGTATATTTTTAATATGTTTATATTTAAAATATTTACAATTTTCGCAATGTACCATATTTTCATATTCTTTTAGCCATTCTCTAACTTCAGCCATTCCACAGCCTATTGTATAAAACATAGCTAAAACAAATTCTATACTTTCCCAATCATCTAATGTGCCACCATAATCTTCTATTATCATACTATCGAAGTGTTCTGCATCCATATTATCTATATCTTCATAGATATTCTCATTAGGAACATGATATTTAATCAGTTTTCTCATCAAATCCCTGAAAGGTATTTCTTCACTAAAATCTCTATACCATACATCACCATTTTTTATAAACATACAATTATTCATTAGTTCGCACATGGTCATGTTTTTTACATCATCAACAATTTTTCTCATTCTTCTATCCTTTCATAATTCGTTATTGTAATTACTCTCTCTGTTTTTCTTACTTTATAAGCTTTGTCACTCCAATAGCAATTTTCTTGAAATTCTGTTAAACCTTCGCCCCAATCAATGGCATAAAATTCATTATTAAATTCTAATATTGTAGTCATATTCCTAAACCATCTTTGATTTTCCCTTTTTATAACTTCAACCAGATTATCCCCAAATAATCCTCCATGTTGGCTTTTATATGCCAATTCTTCTACTTCGTCATCTGCAAGTTTTTTACCTTCTTTTATACTTTTTAATATTTCTGCTTTGGTGATTAACTCCAATGGTTTGTCCCCCAATATTTCGTCAAATTCATAAAACATTCTTTCCAATTTTTCCATTTCCTCATCAGAAAGATACTTGCCTGCTTTTACTTTATTTACTATTACAATTTTTCCCATTTCCTCTGTTAGCTTTTGTTTTTTCATATTTTCCATGCTTTACACTCCTTTATCCACATCAATCCCTGTTATTTCTTTGAATATTTCTTTGTCAAAATTCGGTATTGCCATAACAATATTTTTTTGTTCTTGACTTAATTGATTCCAGTATTTTTGTCTTTCTTCTGCTATTTCTTCCGAACGTAGTTCTTTTAAATAAAATCCTGTTGTTTGATATTCTGGGTGTTGTTCTTTTTCTTTCTCTGTCATATCTTTTTTATTAATTTTTTGTACTGGACTAATTCTTATATCATAGAATATACTTCTTGCTTCACTATTTTTCCAATCTTTCATCGTCCAATCAGACAACTTATTAAATAAAAATATTTTTTGTTCTACTGTATTAAAGCAACCAGTATTCCAATTTCCAGTATTCCAGTCTCCAGTGTTCCAGTTTCCAGTGTTACAGTCTCCAGTGTTCCAGTTTCCAGTGTTATAGTCTCCAGTGTTACAGTCTCCAGTGTTATAGTATCCAGTGTTACAGTCTCCAGTGTTATAGTATCCAGTATTTCTAAATCCTGTACAATTTTTCCCTGTATTGACCATATTAAGTACTTCATTCCAGTTTAATTCTTTTTCAATTTTTATTTTATTTGTGCAGTACTTTTTCTCATATTCGTCAATGTCTATATCACCATATGCTGTTACTTCTGCCACCTTATTGTTTTCATCAAATCTATAATGCTCATAACAATCCAATAAATTTTTACAAAAATGAAAGCCTCTTTTGCATACTACTGGCTTTTCAGGAATTTCATAATATTTCCCAACTTGATACTGGAATCCTCTACAAGTCCAATCTGGATCAAATACTTTATAGCCTTTTACTGTATTTTGTTCATTCATTTTGTATTCTCCATTCTATAGATTTTTATATTTTATTAACATAGTACTTTTTTATTTTCTTCCTCTCCATCAACCCACATTTTTCAGGCTGATTTTTACAAGCAAACCGACAATTCTCTTTTTGTTTGCAGTCTGTACAGCAAATTTTTTCTAACAATATTTTGCATTCAAATGCACTGCATTTCCTTCTATGTTTTCCCATAAAATCCCTTCTTAAAACAATGACGTTTGTGCTACTTGCATTTCTGTCAAAATGTATTTTTCTCTTTCATCATCCCATAAAAGTTCATATTTTCCATTATTTCCATTAAAGCTACCGCTTTGTTCATCTTTGACCTGTAGCATTGATGTTACTTTATGTTGAAATATCGGTGTTATCACTTCTCTTTGGTCTTCATAACTAACATTGATATAACTTTTTTGCAATTTTATTTTTACTTTCACATTAATTTCTGTTGTATCATTTTTCTGCTCTAGCATATTTTGTAAAACTTTTTTTAACATATCATCAAAACTTGCTCTTAATGCTAATAATGCTAAAAAAACTTCACTATTTAAACTTAAATCCATAATTATCAGTTCTCCTTTTCTATCCATTTCTATTTCAATATTTATGCTCCATTTGCTTGTACTTCCTGTACTACAACCTCAATTCTAGGCACATCACTATAAAACTTTTCAATACTCATTTTCACAATGCTTTTATCGTCTTTGTAGCAGACACCATTTAAAGCGTCTGCTACTGCCTTTAAAATATTGTCACCATCCGGCTTTTTGGTGGGGCGGATTTCTTCAGAAAGCATTGCCATTCTTTTCTTTTTGCTTGCGCTTTTTGGTATTTTATAATACGCCTTTACAAACAATTCCAGTTGACTATTTTCATCAAACTTCACATTTTCACACTGTTTGTAATAATCAAATATAATTTGTTGTTCGTATGTTGTTGTTTGTTTTGGTGTATATATCTGTCCATTGTGGCAGAATCGTGGACGTTCTTTGCCCTTGGGTTCTCCTGCCACTGTAAACGCTATTTTTCTTCTCTCAATCTCCAATTTCTTCCCTCATCTTTCAATATCACATTTCTGTAACCCTTTGTTTTTTCATGTATTCTACTTCCTATTGCCTCATCAATGTCAATAATATCGTCAACGGTTTTTTCTGTTGAAAATATAGTAATCAGATTACTGTTTACATATCTGTAGTTTATGATTTCAAAAGCTGTTCTGATATCTGCTTCACTGGGGCGTTTATCCTTTTCTGTTTTAAAAAAGTCATCTATGTAAAGCACTTGTGTAGTAAGCAAAGGGTTAATCATTCTCTGATAATTTTCATCATCCATTTTGTTTGCTTTTAGCCTAACGATTTCATTTGTCCATATAACATATCTTACAGACATACCTTTTTTCAAAAACTCCGCCAATATTGCTGTACAAATATGCGTTTTTCCACAACCTACTTGTCCACCCACAAAAAACCATTTATTTTCTTCTTTTAAAAAATTGAATGCTTTTTGTTTTAATCTTCTTTGCCATTCCTGAGGCGTTTGAAATTTGTCAAAAGTATATTTTTCTATACTTTCTGCAATACCCGACTTTTTGAGTTGCTGTATAGTAATTTGTTTTTTGATACAAATGCAGTTACGCATATACTCTACACCATTTATTACCGCCCTCACTATACCTACACCCCCACAAATAGGGCAATCCCCCTCTTTTATGGCTTTATCTGGGTGTATAGGCATATATTTTATTTCCTTTTCATCATAGGTATGTGATTCATATTCTCTTTGTTCTTGATATTCTTTTTGTCTTTTTCGTATTCTTTCCACAATTTCAACAGCTTTCCCCAGTTGCTCATTGTGTTTGTTGCAGATACAACTAGCATAATGTTGTATGCCATTTTCAAACACCTTTACAATGCCATCCCCCCTACAAATAGGGCAGTCACCTTCTTTTATAGGCTTGTCCGGGTGTATAGGCTGTATAGGAAAATCATCAGGAAAATCAACACCTTTAGAGTATGTCTCCATACTTTTGTGGTTTTTGTTTTGTTTCTGGAACTGTTCCATAATCTCCATAACCTGTTGCATAGTTTGACCCTCCTTTGTCCTGTTTATTTGCTAACCAACTATTTGCAAAGCGCAATATTCCGCCCTTGGTTTTTCTTTTCCTTTGATTTGTGATTAACCAGCCTTTCATGTTTCTTAATTCCTGCATGATATCAACGGCTGGATAGAGTTCTGCCCATTCATTCACATTACTTTGTGCAATAGGGTATTCTTCACCTGTATTTAACAACAAAGTAATGACTGCTGGTTCGTACTGCTCGGAGCTGTTTTGCTCAGAGCATATATTTGTATTCTGATTCTGATTCGGATTGGATTCGGATTGGATTGGATTATAGCTGCAATCTGATACAATCTGTTGTAACTCGCCGCAATCTGCTGCAATCTGCTGCAAACTGTCATCAAGTTGTTGAGATTGCTGAAATCCTTCATCGTTTTCTTTTTCATTTGATGGACATTTTGGATACTTACTCATTTTTGTACGAATTCTTTGATGTTGCTCCCAAGTTACCAATTGTAGGTACGGTTTTTCTTCTACTTTATATAATTTAACCAAACCTACCGCCGACAACTTATTTAATGCTCTATCAATATCTTTTTCCGTTACACTTTTCAAAGGAAAGCAAGAACCCTTTATAATTTTTATCCTTCCGTCAAATCTTCCAAAATCATCACATATCACAATCAATCTGTAAAATAGTACTTCTTCAAACCAAGATAAGGAATCAATGTCTTCACTTCTGCAGATACTTTCTTTCAGTATCCTGTTTGGCATATTTTCCCCTTCTTTCTGATTCAATTTTCAATGTGCATTTGCTGCTGTCTGAAACACAAACAGCAGCCTTCTATTTCACAATACTATTTTTTTAGTATCAAAGCGTCTCAACTTTTTAAAATGGCAAATCATCGTCACTTTCTTCTACTGTATAAAAACCATTTTCTTCTGTTTTATTTACTTTGCTGCCTGTAAAATAATGTTCTTCTACAATCACTTCTGTACTCCATTGTTTTTGATTATTTTTATCTTCCCAAGAACGAACTTGTATTCTTCCCACAATTACTATCTGTTTGCCTTGATTGAGATACTTCTCTGCAAACTCTGCTGCTTTACCAAAAGCAATACAATTAATAAAATCTACATCTTGTTGCTGATGTTTGAACCTTCTAGCAACTGCAAGTGTATATCTTGTAACTGCTATATTTTGCTGTGTATATCTTACTTCTGGGTCTTTTGTCAGCCTTCCCATCAATATCACTTTATTCATTCTTTTAACCCCTCACTTACTAAACAAGCATCACAAAATGCTTTTCCATATTTTTCTTTTCTTTTGTTGTATTCATATTCTGGAGGATACTGTTTTCCAGAACTTGACTGAAATCCTGTAAACTCTTTACCACATTTCTGACAACAAGGTTTTAATTTTTGTTGTTGCTGATTTATTTGTTGCTGGTTTTCATCTTTTCCATATGTATTTGTTGCATCGCTATCCTTTTCGCTGTCAATGCAGAATAATCCGCTTAGCGCATACTTTCTTGCATAAGAACTACTTGCCCCTGTGATTTGGCTTAATTCCATTTTCTTTTTATCTTCTGGCTCTCTTGCATATGCTTCACTTTTTGCCTGTTCACCTGTTTCAATATCTACTATACAAGCAGTTGCTTTTACGTAATATCTTTGTCCAATGAGTAGTAATTCATCAGACAATATTATGATTGTTTTTTGTTCCATTAATATTGGTTTCACTTGTTGTAAAATGTCCTCACAACTTCTATAATTGAATTCTCCAAATTTATTATATTGTCCCTTTGGTGCTTTTAATGTTTGCTGTATCTCAAATAGCTTGCTGTAAACACTCATCATTTTCCCTCTCTTTCAATTCATTCAAATATGCTATACATTTTTCCATATGGTGTTTTATTTCATCAAATGGCTCATCTAAATAAAATTTAAACTTTATATCTTTTGTTGCATAAGCATACCAGCCAGTTTGAAAAACACTTATTTCTAGTTCTGCTATATGTCCACAAAAATGTATAAACACTGTTGGCTTTTTTTCTGTCAAACGTTGTTGTCTTGATTCAAATCTATTTATTTCAAAACATAACTGCAATATCTCATTCACTTTTTGCATTTTTTCTAAATCCATAGTGTTCTACTTCCTTTCTATTATTTAATACTTAAATTTGTTCCTCTTTCTTCTATATGTGCAAAATGCAATATAGCACCTTTATCAAATAACATTTCTCTAACTTTTAAAAAATCTCCTGTTAATTCATATAAACTAGCCATTGCTTTTTCCTCCTTTTTTAACCCAAATTTTTCTGTTATTTCTATTGCAATTCCTTCTTTTTTCTGATAAAATAATGCTAAGTTTTATTACTCAGCCCGCCCCTTTTGGAATGGTCGTTCCGTAGGGGCATTTTTTATGCTATTTCGGCAACATCATAAATCTTATCCATCATACAACCTTCACATAATATATGATTATTTTCTATCCAAAAGTAATCACCTTTTGGAATTTCACTATCACAACATTCACATATCTTAATACCATCATCGTCATCATATTCTGGTGGTGTCAAATAACTTTCTTCTGCTCTTAAAAAACTCTTTTCTAGCATATTCCTTCCTTCTTACACCTTTTCTATCAGCCAATATATCACTATGGCTGCTAACACTGCTAATATGTATTCCCCGCCTATTGCTTGATAGCCCCTCTGCTGATATGCCTGCTGTATTCCCCACACCAACGTACCGCCACCCATAGCAATACTTGCTGTTATCTGCATTAACTTTTTCATATTTCGCCTTCTTTAATTTATTATTTCCGCTAACTCCTCTATTCTTTTTACTGCACGTACTGCATTTTGATTTAATAACCTTTGCCATGCCTTTTGAGAAGGTGACCATTTAAAGCCATTTAATTTTAATTTTGCTCTCAATTCTTCCTCTGGTTTTTCATCAAAAACAATCTGCAAGCGGTTTACTTCTTTATTTGCAACAACTTCTCCTGACTCAAATTTCCAGCCTTTTAGAGAATCCTTTTTTTCTAACTCTGCTATTCTTTCTTTTGTATGTTTTATTTTTGCATTGTTGTTTGTTAATGTAAAACTGTTATAAGGTCTTTTCTCCGCATTATAATCTTTCTCTATATAAGAAGTTAAACGCTTCTTTTCAGCCTCTGATAGTAATGAACAGCCTTCTAGCGTTTTGTGCTTTTTGTAATAAGCATTGACCTGTTTCATCTGTTCCTGATTTTGTTCTAAAGTAAACAATTTTTCTTTTAATTTTTCCATTGCTTTTGGGTTGTCGCTACTAATGCCTCCCATGCCAATGCCCTTTATTTTATATAGTATTTCCTGTATTTCCTCGTATTCCTGCGCATTTTTGCGGTAAGCATTCATTTGCCTTTCTTTCTTTTTCACTGAAAAATTTGCACCTCCTGCAATCATTATAGAGGGACAGCGTGTACCGATTTCATGGAATCCATTCAAATTTTGTGCTAACTTTCTGGCATATAAATGGAAATAATAATCAATTTTGTCATGATACATACTATCTACTTTACTTTTTTGCTGTTGTGCTATACTATAAGCCTCATTCAACAACTTCTGGTACTCACTTGTAGCACTGCCGTGTTTGTAGTCATTAAAACTCATCATACTTTTTGCTCTTGCTGCCATTTCTTCATTGATTTCACAGTATGTTGCATTTTCTTGCTTTTTTTCTTCTTTCTTTTCAAAATCAACATAAGTTATATTGTTTTCTTTTTCCTTTGTTACATTTTCTGCTTTTTCTTCTGTTTCTGTTACAACATGATTGCTTCCTAATACTAAACACATAGAATATTTTCCATTAGGATATATAATTTCTTCATTGTCTCTTGTATCAATTTTACGTCTTTTGATTTCTCCATCGCTGTTTTTAACTGTAACCATCTTTTCTGTTCTTTTTACTACTTCAAACTCATAAGGTCTATCAGAATTGTAAGGCGAATAACAATAATACTTTTTACCCACTTCAAATTTTGTCATGTTTTTTCCTCCTTCATCATTACTATCTTTTTTAATAAATCAAAGTAGGACTTTTTATAAAATCCCTTTCTAATCTCAAACTTACGAAATTGCCTTGTTTTCCAGCTTTCCCTATGACATTACTGATATTATCAATAGCTGTTTTGATAATCACACCTGAATCTGTTTTAAACACTAAATGCCTTATTGTCACTCTTTCCAATACACCATATTCTCCAAAACAGGTATGCTCTGAACCGCAATGTCCTACAAAAACCTTTTGTCCTATCTCAATATCTTGGTAACTCCCATTACTCCAAATCTTCATATTTTGTTCTCTCCTTTCTCCGCTACTTCTTTTACATTGCTCTGCAATTTTCCTAACAAATCCCTTAAATTTTCATTACTAATATTTGCCACTGTCAAAATATCCTCCGATGTATAAATACCTGTACTGTCGCTCAACTTGTCCAATACCGCTTGCGTAATCAACTGATTTCTTTTGTCACACATTGCTATCACCGTTTTTCCATTCAAAATGCTCACAAGCTTTTTGGGTTGGTTTTCTGCTTTTGATTCTTGATGTTATGCAATGACCTACACCACAAGGTGCATAATCCATATATCTGTCATAAAATTTAGTATAAATGTAATGCTGTCTAAAATGTTTACAGTTAAAGCAAACCTTATCTTCTTTTGAAAGCATAAAATGTTTTGCTAGTTCTGCTCTTGTCATAACAACCACTCCATAATCATCCTTAAATATCTTTTAAAAAATCATCTGTTGTACAACCAAAAACATCTGCAATGTCTTTGGCAAGTTCCATAGTTAATGATTTTGTTCCTCTTTCTATCTGGGAAATCATTGAAAATGATACAAATACCTTTTTTCCTAATTCTTCTTGTGTCATATTTCTTTCTTTTCTCATTCTTCTAAGATTTTCTCCTACACTCATTTTTTCCACCTCTTTACTAACAAAATAATGATTGCTATATCTGTAACAACAATTCCAATATTGATTGCAATGTCAAATATTTCAAATGCTGTCATAAAAATCACCTCCTTTCTGCCATTCTTTATTGACAATGAGCAAGAAAAAGATTATTCTTTTTATATGGGGGAGGTCACTACCCTCCCCCTTGAATCTTAGTCTAACAAATCTTTGATAGAAGCTATGATTCTTAAAGTGAATGAGATGTAGGCAAGTACTTTAAGGAGCTTGTCTGCATCATTTCTATTTTTCTTACTCATTGCCTTGACCTCCTTTCTTTCAATAGCGGTTAAGGTGTTTTCCTTAACTCTGGTTTAATTATAACACAGCTATTTCTGTATTTCAAGTGTTTTTACAGCTATTTCTGCATTTTAGCATATTATACAAATTTATGGAGGTGTTTTTATGGATACTCTACAAGTTGCTGAAATAATTAAAAAAATTTGCAAATCTAAAAAAATTACCATTAAAGAAACACTTGAGGCTTGTAATATCAATCGTAATTTTATGTACGATTTAAAAAATAATAAAATTCCAGCTTCAGATAAATTAGAAGCTATCGCTGACTATCTTGATTGTTCAGTTGATTATTTATTGGGGCGCACCGACAACCCCAATGCACACAAGTCTTAAATTATATATCGGATTTTTCCGAAAATATACTTATTGCATAAAAATATAGGAGTGGTTTTATGTATAATGTTCAAGAAACTCGAGAACTTATTTTAACTTTATTAAAAAAAGAGGGTAAAACAACAAATCAAATGCTTACTTCATTAGGCTATAATAATAGCTTAATCTTAGATATGGCACGAAGAAATAGTATGCCTTCTGGTGACAAACTAGGCAAAATAGCTGACTATCTTGATTGCTCTGTTGATTACCTGCTAGGTCGTACAGACAACCCCAATATTAACAAATAACTTATTTTACAGAAAGGACATTTTCAAATGAGTCAAATTGAAAAATTATTACTCTCTGTTTTAAGTGGCACACAAGACACAAATATTAAATTCTCTGACCTTCAGAAATTACTTATTACACTTCATTTCAGAGAACGTATTAGAGGTGACCATTTTATTTATACTAGAGTAGGCATTGCTGAAAAAATAAATATTCAACCTATTGGTAATAAAGCAAAACCTTACCAAGTAAAGCAAGTACGCAATATTATTTTAAAATATCAACTAGGAGATGATATTAATGTATAATTACGAGGTCATTCTTTATTGGAGCAATATAGATAACGCTTTTATTGCTGAAGTTCCAGAGCTTCCTGGCTGTATGGCTGATGGCAAAACTCGCTTAGAAGCAATACAAAATGTAGAAGTTATCATCAGCGAATGGATAGAAATTGCGAAGGAAGATGGTGAGGAAATCCCTGTTCCTAAAGGCAAACTCATTTATGCATAACCCTTTTGGCTGCTATTTGGCAGCCTTTTTTATGCGATTTTTTCCAAATAAGCTATGTATTTAAACTGCTCTATTCTTTCCTTACAAGACTTGTATATCTCTTTATAGTAGGTTTGTTGTTGTAGACTTTCCTGTATCACATGATTTATGATATTTTCTATTAGTATTAAATTGTTAAGCTGGTTTGTAGTTGCGTGATTTCTTTGATTGCTGTACAATCATCTGTACAATAGCATTTTTTATGGCATATTTTTCCTTCTCTTCTCCATCTAAACATAACTTTAGTCAAAGGTTCAAATATTGT